GTCCGAGAAACACCACGCACCCCATCTCTGCCACCGAATGTCCGGCCTCCCTTGCAGGAAGCCAGCATGCGGCCTACATGGCACGCGCCCAGTACTGGTACGACCGCATGAGCGGCACCAAGCCCGCCCCGACACCACCGGCAAAACCCACACCGCCCACACCCAAGCCCTCCGCCAACATCGACGCCCTCGCTGACGCGGTCATTCGAGGCGAGTACGGCAACGGCGAGAAACGCAAGCGCCACCTCGGCAGCAACTACGCTGCCGTGCAGAAGCGCGTCAACGAGAAGCTCGCCGGAAAAAGCCCCGCCAAGCCCTCCGTCAACATCGAGGCCCTCGCTGATGCGGTGATCCGTGGAGACTACGGCAACGGCGAGGGACGCAAGCGCCGACTCGGAGCCAACTACGCTGCCGTGCAAAAGCGCGTCAACGAGAAGCTCGGCATCCGCTAACCCACACGAAATCACTCTCTGGCCCCGTCATCACCTTGTTCGAGGTGGTGGCGGGGCCTTTTTCTGCGTTTGCGCAGCTGTTGGTTACCGCAGGTCTTCGACCGGGTCGATGACGGACTGCGCCCCACAGCTCGGGCAGATGAACGCGATTCGGATGCCTTCAACTTCGCCTGCAACAAACGGGTCAGGGCCACAATCTGAGCCGCATTCTGAACAGGTTCGGTACGACTGGTCGTCGAGAAAACCCGGGAGTTCACCGTCGTCGTCAGCCATCTTCACCCGCCCTTGCTCTGTCGCGGTTCACAATTTGATCGCTCCACATTGTGAATTGAGCAAAGAATAGCTGCCTTATCCGAATAGGGGCGCAAACCCCAGTCACAGGTGTGAAGGCGGCCGGGAGGCTTTTGTTTCTGCTGTCCGGTTTCGTCTGGTGCAACCGGCGTATGGGCGACCACCTTTCGCCTCGTTCCCAGGAGGGCCTGCTCATGGCTCTGAACCAGACTGATCGCCATCACATCCAGATGATGCGCGCTGCGGGGGTTGCCTACTCTCGTATTGCCGCGCACCTGGATCTCAACGCCAACAGTGTCAAGACCTATTGTCTGCGACACGGCATCACCGTCGATCCTGCCGTTGAGCAGGTCACGGACCCAGTTGGAGTGTGGTGTTTGCACTGCTGCAAGCCAATCGAGCTCCGGCAAGGATCGAAGTTCTGCTCCACTGCCTGTCGACGAGCCTGGTGGGCCACCCACCGCAGGGTGGTCACCGAAGAACTGGTCTGCGCGAACTGCCACCGACAGGTCACTGTGGCTCGCACGAGCCAGGTGAAACGCAAGTACTGCTGCCACCCGTGCTACATCCAGCACCGTTTCAACACCCGTGGCGGTAAACGATGAACATGGCAGCCGAGTTGACGGCTCATCACCAGCTCACGCAGGTCAAGCAGCTTCTCGAACGCGGCATCCTCACCCCACGCGAAGCCATCACCGTGTGCCAACGCCTCGACGCCCCAGATGCGCCACTGGCCGCCCTACAAAGAGCCAGTTTCGTTGACTATCTCGAGGGTTTGAGTGATGTATGGATACAACCTGAAACCCGGTCTGACTAGGAGAAATACCTTGAAAAGAATGGAGCAAATCACCCCGCCACCGATCAGCACTTCTCCGCTTGTGAAAGTGGCAGCGTATGCCCGCATCAGCATGGAAACCGAGCGCACACCGCTGAGTTTGTCCACCCAAGTTTCCTACTACCAGCAACTCATTCACGACACTCCTGGCTGGACGTTCGCCGGAGTGTTCGCCGATTCTGGAATCTCCGGAATCACCACAAATCGACCCCAGTTCCAAGAAATGCTGGCCCTTGCCCGGGAAGGGGCAATCGACCTGATCCTTACCAAGTCGATCTCGCGATTCGCTCGCAACACCGTCGACCTGCTCGAAACCGTTCGCGAACTGAAAGAGCTCGGGGTGGAGGTGCGATTCGAAAAAGAGAACATCTCCTCAACCAGCGCTGACGGAGAACTCATGCTCACCCTGCTGGCGTCTTTCGCGCAGGCAGAATCGGAGCAAATCAGCCAAAACGTCAAGTGGCGCATTTGGAAAGGCTTCGAAGAAGGCAAAGCGAACGGCTTCCACCTGTACGGTTACACCGACTCCGCTGACGGCACCGACGTGCAAATCATCGAAGAAGAAGCAGCCGTGGTGCGCTGGATCTTCGCCCAGTACATGAAGAAGACCTCGTGCGAAAAGATGGCCGCGCAGCTCATCGCCGACGGCAGGGTTCCACACCTGGCTGACAACAAGTTGCCCGGCGAATGGGTCCGTCACATCCTGAAGAACCCGCACTACACCGGCGACCTCCTGTTAGGGCGATGGTCCACTCCGGAAGGCAGGCCTGGACGAGCAGTGCGCAACACCGGCCAGTTGCCGCAATACCTGGTGGAAAACGCGATCCCCGCGATCATCGACCGCGACACCTTCACCGCTGTGCAAACCGAGATTGCACGCCGACGTGAACTCGGGGCCCGGGCGAACTGGTCCATAGAAACTGTGGCATTGACGTCGAAGATCAAATGCGTGTCCTGCAACTGCTCGTTCGTGCGCAACGTACGCAATACGAAAACCCAAAACTCGATCTCCACCGAGCACTGGATCTGCACCGAACGCAAGAAAGGCCGCAAAACCGGATGCGGCACCTGCGAGATCTCTGACACGGCACTCAAAGGCTTCATCGCTCAAGTCCTTGACACCGCAGCCTTCGACGAGGATGTGTTCAACGAGCGTATCGACCACATCGACGTGCAGGGAAAAGACCATTACACGTTTCATTACACCGATGGCACCAGCAGCGCGCACACGTGGCGACCAAACCTGAAGAAGAGCTCGTGGACCCCAGCAAGAAAAGCCGCCTGGGGTGAACTCGTGCGTGCCCGCTGGGCAGAAGCCAAAAGGCTCGGGTTGGACAACCCACGGTAAGCACCAACACCACCAGAAGCATTGGCGAAGTACCGGGCCGTGGCCAAGGCAGAGGCTGAGCGCCTGCGCGCCGAGCGAGGCGAACGCTAAATGGCCCGCACCGTCACAGCAATCCCCGCCACCCGAGCGCTCCACACGGGTGCTCCACTTGGACAGACAACCCTGCGCAGGGTCGCCGGGTATGCCCGCGTGTCCACCGACCACGACGATCAGGTCACGTCCTACGAAGCCCAGGTCGACTACTACACCCGTTACATCAGCGACCACGCGGGCTGGCAGTTCGTGAAGGTCTATGCCGACGAAGGCATCACCGGCACCTCAACCAAACACCGCGCTGGGTTCCAGCAGATGGTGACCGACGCGCTCGACGGCAAGATCGACCTGATCATCACCAAGAGCGTGTCCCGGTTCGCCCGCAACACCGTCGACTCGCTCACCACCGTTCGAGCCCTCAAAGACAAAGGCGTGGAGGTCTTCTTCGAGAAAGAAGGCATCTGGACCTTCGACGCCAAGGGCGAGCTCCTCATCACCATCATGAGCTCGCTGGCGCAAGAAGAAGCCCGCTCCATCTCAGAAAACGTCACCTGGGGACACCGCAAACGCTTCGCCGACGGCAAGGTCACCGTCCCATACTCTCGGTTCCTCGGATACGACAAAGGTGAAGACGGCAGCCTCGTCATCAACCCCGAGCAAGCCAAAACCGTGCGCCGGATCTACAACATGTACTTAGGCGGCATGTCTATCGGCACGATCGCCCGTACCCTCACCGACGAGCCAGAGACCTTCACCGCCGCAGGCAACAAGACTTGGTATTACCGATCCATACGAGCGATTCTCACCAACGAGAAGTACAAGGGTGACGCTCTCCTGCAGAAGTCGTACGTCGCTGACTACCTGACGAAACGTCAAGTCATCAACCAAGGCGAAGTGCCCCAGTACTATGTCACCGCCAGCCATGAGGCGATCATCAGTCCCGCAGTGTGGGACTTCGTCCAAGCCGAAATAGCTAAAGGGGCTAGGGATCAGCGAACCCAGCATCGCACCCGGCCCTTCTCATCGACCTTCGAGTGCGGCCAGTGTGGGCACTTCTTCGGCTCGAAAACCTGGCACGCGGGCAGTAAGTACGAAAAAGTCATCTGGCGGTGCGGCCACAAATACGCAGGCCAGGAAAAATGCGCCACCGGGCACATCAGCGATCAACGACTCAAGGAAATGTTCCTGGAGGCCATTCGCCTTCGATTCGGCTCACCGGCCGACACTGGTGTCAACCAGGCCGTTCTCGACGTACTCGACACGAGCGACCTGGAAGTTGAGGCCGCAGGGCTTCTCGCACAGATCAATGAGGTGGCCAAAAAGCTCCAATCGATGATCGCCCGCAACGCACGAGTCGCTCAAGACCAGCAAGCCTACGAGAAGACGTTCAACGCAAGCCACGAACAGCACCAGGCTCTGTTAGCTGAACACGCTGCCGTGTTCGCCGAGATCCAGAACAAGCACAACCGGCTGGCCGCCTACCACTACTACAGGCAGGAGACCGCCAGCCTTGATCTTGAACAGTTGGTCTTCAGCCCATACCTCTGCGTAGCTTTGCTCGACAAAGGCACCGTCCACGTTGACGGCAATGTCACCTTTCAGTTCCGCGACGGCAGCGAACAGACAATCGCGACCAGTTCCTAGTGGTCCTAGGACTCTCCTCGCGTCACCCGGGCAGTTAGACACGTAGAATAAAGTCATGAGCTTTCCGGCAACCGTTCTGCGCGTTCTCGTCGCCTCCCCATCCGACGTACCCGATGCCCGAGATGCAGTCGAGGACGCTCTGCACTCATGGAATCGACTCCACGCGACGACTCGGAATGTAGTCTTACTGCCGTGGCGGTGGGAGACCAATTCTGTACCGCTGCTCGGAGGTCACCCTCAGGAGATCATCAACACCCAGGGAGTCGACGGAGCCGACATCGTGGTCGCGCTCTTCGGCAGCCGACTCGGCTCACCAACACCAGATGCAGTGTCGGGAACAGTTGAAGAGATTGAGCGAGCAGTAAACAGCGGGAAACCGGTACACCTTTTTTTCTCAAGAGCCCCACTGCCTCATGACGTCGATACTGCGCAACTCGAGGGTCTCCGAAAATTCAAGAATGAAATCAAGGAGCGGGGACTGCTCGGAGAATTCGATGACATCCGCCAACTGGAGAACCAAGTCTGGGCTGCCGTCGAGCATGACCTCGTCGAAATCGATCTCTCCGTGGTCGAGGTGCGCCATGAGCCGCTCGGCGTCCGCTTCCGCGTCGAGTCAAAGAGCGAGCGACACGAAAAGGAAATTGACAAGCGCGGCAAGATCAAATACGAAACGAAACACTGGTTTGAGGTTACCAATACTGGTGATCTCGCTGCTGAATCGGTGACCTTCGAAGGCCAAGCCGCATCGGGCCTTATGAGACTCCTTGTGGATGATCAGCCAATCACGCTGGAACCTGGGGTCATCTGGAAAGTGCCAGTCTTTTATTCGATGGGCACCGCAGGCACAAAGCTAACCGTTCACTGGGTCGAAGATAATGAAAAACAGTCGAAGACTTTCGACGTCCAATGAAGCGCGAGGTTACGTCGGTGAACCAGTCAGGCGGCTAAATCGTAGTTCGCGCGCGTTTGTATCCGTCGTGGCATGAAAGTTTCACGTCGTCGGCATGACATCCACGCCTTCCGGTATCTCCCTCGCCAGGCGCCGGCCCGGCTGGTATGACCGCCGCCGTTGGATCGGCATCATCGGGTGGGAGCTCCTGCACGCCGCACTGTGGATGCCGATGGTCTTATTCCTCCTCCCGGCCACCTTGCTATTCCACCTGTCGGTCCCCCTGGGTGCGGCACTGGAGCGCATCGTTGCACGCAGGCTGGGAGCAGACGCTTACTTCGCGGCGGCCGAGGCGGCGCGGTCACGCGGTGAGCGTAGACGCAACCGGCACGGCGTTGGGTCGGTGCGAGACTGACTGTGGGGATTAGGCTGTCCACATGCGCCTCCACGTTGCCGACCACCCCCTCATCGATCACAAGCTCTCCGTGCTGCGAGACGAGAGGACGCCATCGGCGGTCTTCCGCCAGCTGGTGGACGAGCTCGTCACCCTGCTGGCCTACGAGGCCACCCGCGAGGTACGCACCGAGGAGGTGGAGATCCGCACCCCCGTGGCGCTGGCGCAGTGCCGCCGTCTGGCAGACCCGCGGCCGATCGTGGTGCCGATCCTGCGCGCGGGC